AGAGCAGGTTCAAAAAGGTAGAGCTGTTGGAGAGCTAAATCATCCTGATGGCCCAACAATCAACCTTGATAAAGTTTCGCACAAGATCGAGTCTTTGCAGTGGCAAGGAAACGATGTTGTCGGAAAAGCCACTATTTTGGATACTCCAATGGGTAAGATCGTTCAAGGTCTGCTTGAAGGCGGTGTTCAACTAGGGGTTTCAACTCGTGGTATGGGAAGTCTGACGCGACAAGGTAACGTAAACGTCGTTTGTAACGATTATGTTCTTAACGCGATTGACATCGTGCAAGATCCATCCGCACCTGGAGCTTTCGTTAATGGAATCATGGAAGGTGTCGAGTGGGTCTGGAACAACGGTATCATTGAAGCTAAGACTATTGAAAAGATGGAGACTGAAATTAAGAAAGCACCTCGTGCTGATCTCTATGAGACGCAGGTTCGTGAATTCAAAAATTTCCTCTCGTTGCTCAAATCTAAAATATAGGAGTCTGATATGTCTGAGGACCAATACTTAGATCAAGACGATCTCCATGACGAGAACGAAGTTATGGAAGAAGTTCATGATCCTAAAAATGCCGAAGCTCAATCAGTCGCAAGTGTATCTGCTGCAGCCGGTGCCACTCCTACCGCTAAAAAGCGTAAGGGTGATAACACTACACAAGATCCTATGCCCAGGACAAAGGCTGGCATGATTAATGCCGCTTATACTAAAATGTCTGGCATGAAGAAAGAGGATCTGGCTGTTCTGATGAACAAGATTATGGCCGAAGAGACGGAAAGCGAAGAAGTCGTAGCTGAAGAAGCTGATTTTGACTACCAAGCCGACTTTTCTAACGACCTGAAAGCTCTTGTTGAATCAGAAGCTACACTTTCTGAAGAGTTCAAGCAAAAAGCCGAAATCATCTTTGAAGCAGCTATTAAGACAAAGCTCGCTGAAGAGATCAATCGTCTTGAAGAAAGATATAACGAAGAGTTATATGAAGAGATCAACACTGCAAAGGAAGATCTTGTTGATAAAGTCGACAGCTACCTAAACTACGTCGTTGAAAGATGGATGGAAGAGAATCAAGTCGCCATTCAATCTGGCCTCCGCTCTGAAATTGCTGAGAAGTTCATGAACGGTCTTAAAGACCTGTTCACTGAGTCTTACATTGAAGTGCCGGAAGCTAGAGTAGACCTAGTTGATGAACTTGCTGAAACTGTTGAAGAGCTTGAGGAAAAACTTAACTCTACGACAGCAGATGCTATTCAGATGGCCGAAGAACTTGAGTTGTATAAGCGTGATGCTATCATCCGTGAAGCTTCTCGAGATCTCGCCGAAACACAAGTCGAGAAACTCAAGTCTCTTGTTGAAGACATTGACTTTGAAGACGAAGACGCTTTCGCCAAGAAAGTTTCTACAGTCAAAGAGTCTTACTTCACGAAGAAGACTGGCACTGAATCTACACAAGATATCATTGAAGACGAAGACGGCGAGTCGCCTGTCATCGCTTCTGGTTCAATGGCTCAGTACCTCTCGGCACTCAAGAAAACCTCTGCCAAATAAGGGAGAATCTAAAATGCAATCATACGATAAACTCGTAGAAAAATGGGCACCGGTTCTGAATGAAGAATCTGCTGGTGTCATTAAGGATCACTATCGTAAGTCCGTTACGGCTCAGATCCTTGAAAATCAAGAGCGCGCCTTCAGAGAGCAAAACGCTCAAAACGGCATGCTTATGGAAACACCTACAAACAGCACGACAGCTGTAACAAGTGGTGCCACTAACAACTGGGATCCTATCCTTATCGCACTCGTCCGTCGCGCTATGCCTAACCTCATGGCTTATGACATCTGTGGCGTTCAGCCGATGACTGGTCCTACTGGCCTGATCTTCGCAATGAAGAGCCGATACAAGCGAACCAAAGCTGGTGTCTCTGTGAATGACGAGGCTCTCTTTGATGAGCCAGCAGTTGGCTTCTCAGGTGACTCGAGCGCTACCGCCAACGGTGGTACTTCCGGTCTCGAGAGCGTTACAGACACAGACGTCGACAGCTCTATCGTTGACTCCGGTGCTACATATGTTCCTACTCTCGGCGATGCTTACACAACGGCTGAAGCTGAGAATCTCGGTACTGCCTCTGAAGCTTTTGCTGAAATGGGCTTTACGATCGAGAAGGCAACTGTTACTGCTAAGAGCCGTGCGCTTAAGGCTGAATACAGCTTAGAACTCGCTCAAGACCTGAAGGCAATTCATGGTCTGGATGCCGAGACTGAGTTGGCAAACATCCTTTCGACTGAGATCCTCGCTGAGATCAATCGTGAAGTTGTTCGCACAATCAACTCTCAAGCTAAGATCGGTGCTCGCCAAGATGGTCTTCAAGTCAAGGGTATCTTTAACCTCTCTACAGACGCCGACGGTCGTTGGTCAGTTGAGAAGTTCAAGGGTCTCATCATGCAGATCGAGCGTGAAGCTAACACGATCGCTAAAGAAACACGTCGTGGAAAAGGTAACTTCCTGATGTGTTCTTCAGACGTTGCTTCTGCACTTGCTGCTTCTGGCATGCTTGACTACGCTCCTGCAATGTCGACAAGCTTGAACGTTGACGATACTGGTAACACTTTTGCTGGTGTTCTTAATGGCCGCACTCGCGTCTATATCGATCCTTATGCTACCGCTGACTACGTTACGGTTGGCTATAAGGGTACGAATCCTTATGACGCTGGTCTCTTCTACTGCCCATACGTTCCTCTCACGATGGTTCGTGCGGTTGGTGAAGATACTTTCCAGCCGAAGATTGGCTTTAAGACTCGCTACGGTATGGCTTCCAACCCCTTCGTTGGTAACACACCCGCTAACGGTCTGGCCACGGTTAGAACCAACCAGTACTACAGAATCTTCCGCGTTGATAACATCCTCGCCTAAGATATCTAAAAAAAGAACCTGCAAAAGGTCTTTTAAAAAGGAACTCTTCGGAGTTCCTTTTTTTTATGTTATGTGGTATAATCTAATATAAATAGATACTATGGCCCTCACTGAAAACTTTAACTACCTACAACCGACGTCGTTCAAGCTCGTTCTGGATAGAAAGAACTATCCAAACCTTGAATTCTTCTGTCAGTCTGTAACTCACCCTGGGATGATCATGAGTGCGGCAGAGCTTCCTTATAAGAAGATTACCAGTGTTCCTTTTCCAGGAGACAAGCTGACGTTTAATGAGCTGTCGGCGAATATACTTTTAGATGAAGACATGAACGCATACAGTGAGATGTATAACTGGATACGTAGACTTTTAGACACAAACATGAAGGCTCCTTTGCAGAGAACTGCAACTACGCCTCCTCACTATGCTGACATTACTCTTCACATGTTAAGCAGTGCAAATGAATCAACAAAACAAATTAGGTATCGAGACTGCATACCTACATCGCTCGGTGATGTACAGCTTGAATCGACTGCGTCAGGTACCGAGTTTATCACATTCAACGCATCGTTTAGGTTTTCATACTTTGAGCTGTTAAACGTAAACAAGACGACCGGAGCAATCACTGAATCGTTTACCGTGACACGAACTTAATAATGGAGTTATATTATGATGGATCTTCAATCCGTTCTGAATGAATGGGAAAAAGATTGTGCTATTGATGACATGAAGCTAGATGAAGCTTCACGCGAATCGCCGAAGCTACACGCAAAGTACCTCTCTCTTCTTTCAAACTATAAGCTCATGCTTAAGCGCGCAGAGTTTAAGCAGAAAGACCTGTTAAAAGACAAGTGGTTATACTATAACGGCAAGATGGATGAAGACACTTTAAGAGAAAAGGGTTGGAATCCTGATCCTTTTGATGGTCTTAAGATTCTAAAGGGCGAGTTGGAATACTACTATGAGTCTGATCCTGAAATTCAAAAGTCTGAAGAAAAAATTCAGTACTATAAGACTATAATAGATACTTTAGAAGAGATCATTGAAAACATCAAGTGGCGACACCAAAACATCAAGAACATCATAGAATGGAAGAAGTTTCAGTCCGGAAGTTAAATCACTCAATCATGCTCATAGGTTGCAGCAGCTCAACTGCGGCAGAGCTGAACGAGCACTTTTCATTCTATGTTCCTGGCTATAAGTTTATGCCTGCCTATCGAAACAGAGTGTGGGATGGAAAGATTCGCCTGTTCAATGCTCGAAACAACACTTTACCTGTAGGTCTCTTTGATCAGTTGCTCAAGCTGTGCGAGCAGCGAGAGTACACCATCAATCAAGTTGAGTCCGACTATGGACTTGCAGAGTCGGCCAATAAGATTGACGCTAAAGAGATAATGGAGTACGTTCAGTCCTTAAACCTACCTTGGGCAATTCGTGGCTATCAGTTTGATGCAGTCTGCACGGCGATTCATCGAAAGAGAGGAATTCTTGTATCTCCAACCGGATCTGGAAAGTCTCTTATCATATACACGCTGATTCGCTGGTATTTAGAAAACTTCAATAAAAAGATCTTGATCATTGTGCCTACAACTTCTCTCGTAGAGCAGATGTATGGAGACTTTAAAGAGTACTCGAGCAATGACTTGTTTGACACTGAAAAAGAGTGTCACAGGATCTACTCAGGAAAAGACAAGTACTCTGATTCGAGAGTATACATATCAACGTGGCAGTCGATATATAAGTTTCCTCAAGATTGGTTCCATGAGTTTGGTGCTGTGTTTGGTGATGAGTGTCACGGCTTTAAGTCTAAGTCTCTTACGACAATCATGGATAAGTGCACAGAGGCTGAGTACCGGTTCGGAACGACTGGAACTCTCGATGGGTCACAGACTCATGAACTTGTCTTAAACGGACTGTTTGGAAGAACAGTCAAAGTTACGACAACTCGTCAGCTGCAAGATAACGATACTCTCGCAAAGCTAAACATTATACGATTAGTGTTAAACTATGATGATAAGACACGTAAAGATAATGCAGGTTTAGCTTATCAAGATGAGATCGACTTTATTGTAAGGAACGATAAGAGAAACAAGCTCATTAGAAACTTAGCTCTTGATCAAAAAGGGAACACTCTAGTATTGTTTCAGTTCGTTGAAAAGCACGGTAAGGTTCTCTTTGACTTGATTCAAAGCAAGGCTGAAGAGAATCGAAAAGTGTTTTTTGTTTCAGGACAAACTGAAACGACTGACAGAGAAGCGATTCGTAAACTTACAGAGTCTCAAAAGAACGCTATCATAGTCGCGTCTCTCGGCACATTCTCTACAGGAATAAACATAAAGAACTTACACAACATCATCTTTGCGTCTCCTTCGAAATCTCAGATTCGAGTTTTACAAAGCATTGGCCGAGGATTGAGAAAGAGTGATGATGGCAGAGCCACACAGCTCTTTGACATATCTGATGATATGTCTTATAGGACGAGAAAAAACTTTTCTCTTCTTCATTCCTTTGAAAGATTAAAGATGTATCAGAACGAAAAGTTTAACTATAAAACATATGGGATAGATATACGCTAATCTAATATATCCCCGCCCCGGCCTGACAATAAGATTATACCACATTTTTACACACTTGTACACTCATTTATGCACAATTAAATAGATTTTACCTTTGATACATACATAGTTAAATGTATTTTACTTTAGTGACATGTCTGAGACTATGTACTTATTTTATAAATTATGGTATAATAGCATTACCGAAACTATATTGAGAATCATATGCTGACTGTCAGAGTACTTGATGAATTATATATGACACATTCTAAAGATGTGCAGACAACAGAAGAGGCTATGGAAATAATCGCTATGTGGCTTAAACATCGCGATGAAACTCCCATCTATAAAATCACGGTTGATATTGATGATGATTGATAGATGTAGTATAATACGCAATGAAAGGAGTGAGCATGAATAAAAAAGAAAATGTTCATTACGTGAATAACGCAGATTTTTCAAACGCAGTCGTAGAATATGTTAAGACTGCAGACGAAGCAAAAGCAAAAAATAAACCAGTACCCATCATACCTAACTATATCGCAGAGTGTTTCTTAAGAATCTCTGAAGGTTTGTCTCACAAATCAAACTTTATTCGCTATACATATCGCGAAGAGATGGTGATGGACGCGGTTGAAAACTGCTTGAAAGCTATTCACAACTATGACTTATCGACAGCAACGCGAACAGGACGTCCTAATGCATTCGCATACTTTACTCAGATTGCGTGGTATGCGTTCTTAAGAAGGATAGCAAAAGAAAAGAAGCAGCAGGACATCAAGCTGTCGTACTTGTCTCGCGTCAATGTTGAAGAGCTTCTAGGAAGCTTAGATGAAACTGACATGCAGCAGACTGAGTACATAATCGAAACTTTAAGACAACGCATTGATCGAGTAAAAGAGACCGATAATGCAGTGAAAGAGTATGCAAAGACACAGAAGAAAAAGAGAACTAAAGTTGTTGACTCTGACTTATCAGAGTTTTTAGAATGAAGATAGCTCTTCTCAACGATACGCACTGCGGAATACGAAACTCATCTGAAATCTTCTTAGATAATCACGCTGACTTTTATGATAAGGTTTTCTTTCCTTATCTCTTAGAGAACAACATAACGCAGATCATTCACTTAGGTGACTACTACGATCACCGTAAGTTCGTGAACTTCAAGGCGATGAATCATAACAGGAAGCATTTTCTTGAGCCTCTGCGCAAGCACGGCATCAAGATGGACATCATTCCTGGAAATCATGACACCTACTATAAGAACACTAACGAATTAAACTCTTTAAAGGAGCTTCTCGGACACTACATGAATGAAGTTCATATCGTCATGGAACCTACTGAGATGGAGTACGGTGGACTCAAGATTGGTTTGATCCCCTGGATTAATCCTGAGAACTATGAAAAGACGATGCGATTCATACAGACATGCACCGCAGATGTCATCGGCGCACACTTAGAGTTGAATGGGTTTGACCTGATGAGAGGCGTAAAAGCCACAGACGGAATGGACCACACGCTGTTTAAGAGATTTGAAATGGTAATCTCTGGACACTATCACGCAAAATCACACAAAGATAATATATACTATTTGGGTAGTCAAATGGAGTTCTTTTGGTCAGATGCAGGTGACCCTAAGCACTTTCACATCTTTGACACAGAAACGCGCGAGTTGACTCCTGTCTTAAACACTTACACTTTGTTTGAAAAGGTGGTGTACGACGATGAAAAAATAGATTATAATAGCTTTGACACATCGGTGTTTAACAACAAGTTTGTCAAAGTGATTGTAGCAAACAAGACTGATGCCTTCGTCTTTGACAGGTTCATTGATAGGATTCAGAATCAAAACATACATGAGTTAAAGATTGCCGAAGACTTTAGTGAGTTCATCGGAGATAAGGTCAGCGATGAAAACATTTCATTCGAAGACACTACTGAGCTGCTCAACAGCTATATTGATGCAGTTGATACCGAGTTAGATAAGAGTAGGATAAAGTCTGAGATCAATGAGCTCATGGTTGAAGCACAAACGTTAGAGATTGCATGATAATTTTTGAAAAAGTAAAGTGGAAGAACTTTCTTTCAACTGGCAACACCTTCACTGAGATTAACTTACGTTCGAGCAAGTCGACTCTTGTCGTTGGTCAAAACGGCGCTGGAAAATCGACAATGCTCGATGCCGTGTCATTTGCGTTGTTTGGTAAGCCTCACAGGAACATCAACAAGCCTCAACTTATAAACTCAGTTAACGGTAAGAACTGCGTAGTTGAAGTTCAGTTCTCCATTGGTAAGAACAAGTTTAGAGTGTTGAGAGGTATTAATCCTGGAAGCTTTGAGATCTGGAAAAATGATCAGATGATTAATCAGTCATCGCACTCGAAAGAGTATCAGAGAATCTTAGAGCAAAACATCCTTAAGTTAAATCACAAGTCTTTTCATCAAGTCGTAGTTCTTGGATCGTCTTCATTCATTCCGTTTATGCAGCTCTCTGCAGCTCATAGAAGAGAAGTGATTGAAGATCTTTTAGACATCAACATCTTTTCAAAGATGAACGTTCTTCTAAGAGAAAAGACAAACACGTTGAGGGAGAGCATTCGTCAAGTTGCGTATGATATTGACATCATTAAGACTAGGATCGAAACTCAACAAAAGTATATTAAAGATGTTCAGGTGCTTACTAACGCGACGATTGAGACTAAGAACATAAAGATCAAGGAAGCTCAGTCGAAGATCGAAAAGATTACTCTTGAAAACGTTGATCTTTCAGATAAAGTCAGTGAAAATCTTCCAGAAGCAGAAGAGAAGTTAAACAGCCTCAACGATCAACATAAGAAACTCTTAGAGTATCAAGCTCAGTTTAAGCAACAGATGAGTTCAGTTGCAAAGGAAGGAAAGTTTTATGAAGATAATGAATCGTGCCCAACATGTTCCCAAGATATTAGTTCAGAGCTCAGACAAGAAAAGCTCGATGAGGCAAAGGCGAAGGCCAAAGAGCTTAAGACAGCTATGGACCGCGCCACTAAAAAGTCGAATGATATTCTCACGGCTATTCAAGGGGCAACTGACGCACTTTCCGAAATCAGAGGCTGGCAAAGTGATATACTTGCTAACAACAAAGAGATTGGTAGGTTACAGGGAGAGATACGTGATCTCACGGCTGAAATCAATAACTCAGACGTAACTGACTTAAAGCAGGCAAAGATTGAGCTCGATAACTATGAATCAACAAAGAGAAGTCTTCAAGAAAAAAAGTTGAACTTGAACGAGCAGCAGCAGTACAACAGCGTCATATCTGAGATGCTAAAAGATACAGGAATCAAGACTAAGATTATAAAGCAGTACTTACCCGCGATCAACAAGCTCGTAAATCAATATCTTCAAGTCCTAGACTTCTTCGTTCACTTTGATCTTGATGAGTCTTTTCAAGAGACGATTCGATCACGACATCGTGATGACTTTACATACGACTCGTTCTCTGAAGGTGAGAAGCAGCGTATCGACCTTTCTCTCTTGTTCACTTGGCGTCAAGTCGCAAAGATGAAGAACTCTATTGCAACAAACCTTCTCATTCTTGATGAAACGTTTGACTCGAGCTTAGACGCAGACGGCGTTGAAAACTTACTAAAGATCTTATACACTCTACCTGATGAAACGAATGTTTTTGTCATATCACATAAAGGAGAGATCTTAGACGGAAAGTTTGAAAACAAGATAGAGTTTTACAAAGACAAGAACTTTAGCAAGATAAAGAGTGTACAAAACTCTGAAACTGTTGTATAATATACTTTGCATTTATACGGAGAATAATCATGGAACTTAGTGATAACACACTCACAGTCCTCAAAAACTTTTCATCTATCAATCAAAACCTGATGGTTCGCGAAGGTAAGACTATTAAGACGATCTCTGAAGCTCGAAACGTGCTCGCAACCGCTAACGTTTCAGAAGAGTTTCCAAAAGAGTTTGGTATCTATGACCTCAGTGAATTTATCAGTGTGCTTGGTCTGGTTGATGTTCCACGTCTTTCTTTTCAAGACGAATACGTAATCATCGGCGACTCTACTGGGCGATCAAAGGTCAAGTACTTCTTCTCTTCAGAAGAAACGCTAACTACGCCGAGTAAAGACATCAAGATGCCTGATGCTGAACTTAAGTTTGAACTTACAACAGATACGCTCAGTAAGCTGAAGAGAGCCGCTGGAGCACTAGGCCACAGCGAGTTTTCTATGACTGCAAAGGACGGTGTTCTAAGCCTATCTGTCGTCGATAATCAAAACTCAACATCAAATGCATTCAGCATCGATGTCCCAGCAGACTCTATTCCTGAAGTTAACTTTAACTTTATAATGAGTATTTCAAATCTTAAGATCATTGCTGGTGACTATAAAGTTGGAGTATCGTCTAAGCTCATCTCTGAGTTTAAACACAAAGAACTAGATGTGACCTACTGGATTGCACTAGAAAAATCATCAACCTATGGAGCATAATGTTATGTCTGAAAAAACAAACGAAAAAACAACTCAGGACCAAGTCAACGACTTGGCTAACCGCATCGGCCGAAGCACGGTTGCAGTGATCGATGCAATCACACAGCGAGGAGGCTTTAAGGGCGAAGAGCTTTCTACTATTGGAGCACTGCGAGATCAGTGCACACAAGTCGTACAACTCGTTGAGCAGGTTCAGCAAGAAAAGGCCATGAACAGCTAATGAATCGCTATCATCAACTTATGCTAATCACTGCAGAAGAGTGTGGTGAATTGGTACAGAGTTGTAGTAAGATGATGAGACACGCTGAGCAAGACTCCGAGATAGATGAAAAGCAAAGAGCTTCATTTGTCGAAGAGGTCGGTGATGTTCTTGCCATGATCATGTTGATCATACAGTATGGTTATGCCTCTGAAAAAGAGTTGGAAGAAAGAATAAAAGTGAAACATGATAAACTAAGAACATGGAGTGATTTATTTGATGAATGATTTTTTATGGGTAGAAAAATATCGACCAAGTAAAGTTGCAGACACGATACTTCCTCCGCATCTTAAAGAAGTGTTTCAAAAGATCGTTGATGAAGGAGCAATTCCTAACATGCTCTTCAGTGGAACGAGTGGTCTGGGAAAAACGACAGTTGCGCGAGCAATCTGCAGTGAGCTTGATGTAGACTGCATTGTCATCAACGGATCTGAAGAAGGAAACATCGATACGTTAAGAGGAAAGATCAAGCAGTTTGCGTCAACAGTGTCTTTATCAGGAGGATACAAGGTTGTTATTCTTGATGAGGCCGACTACTTGAATCCTCAGTCAACTCAGCCGGCTCTTCGTGGATTCATTGAAGAGTTTAGCGACAAC